ATCTGAGTGGTGTACCGATAGAATGATTGAATTTAAAATCATCACAGAAAAAGAACTAGGACTTAAATCATGACAGACTCCTTTGGTTTTGCTGAAGAAGCACTAGAAGAAGAAGTTAAATTAGAACATAATCCTACTGCACGTGTAGAAGAACTTAAAGCAAAAGTTCTAGAAGGTAATGTGAATGACCCAGAAGATATTATGCTCCTCATCATGGAAATCTTTACCATTCAAGAAATCATTCCAGAAACTGGTAAGTTTTATACCTTTATATACAATGCTAAAACACCAGGGATTAGTTATGACCAACACCCTTTAATTGCTTGTGTAGAAATATTCCGCTGGGGTTTCAGAGGACTGAACTTTCACTGGCAAAACTATAGAAATTATACCTGGGAAGAGATACCAGGACAACTAATGGTAGTAGAGTTCCAAGAACTAGATGAGCTACTCGCATTACAGTATGGTAAATTCATCCTAAATAAATAAAAAGTTATATTTAATGACAACTCCTGCAACTACCAAAACAAGTGCAATAAGTCCTGTGGTACTGGGCAGTGGCCGGATGAAATCTATTACATATACGGCTACAAAAGTAACAGGTCCTATTGGAAACCCTCCAACATATCAATCAGAAATTGTACGATATGATGATGCCAAAGGTAGTAACCCCACAACCATAGGAAATAGAGATCCGCAAACTGGTACAATAACTTGGAATGAAAATGCATCGGGAAGAACAAGAAAAAGTGCATCCCACTTTGAAAAAGCATCAGCAACACAAATAAATTCTGTAAAAAATGATATAACCGGAAATGCATCTGAAACAGCAGCACTTAATGCTTCTGCTGGACAAGGTAACCAAGCACAAGGGGATGGGGATAATCAATCAACACCATCACCAAAATCCAATACTAAAGCAACAGGGGGTACACGAACCTCAGGATTCCCTCATTTAATATTTCCAGAATCTCTCGACACAATAGATCGTGATATACTTAAAATGACTATGGTGAAGTATAATCCTAGTGGGTTTGCTGGTGGCACGCAAGGAAATACAGCTAGTCTAACATCAATGGGTAAAGGAAGAGATGCTACGAAAACAGAAATTGGTAGTGTAATGCTTCCTGTTCCTGGAGGAATTAGTGATACTCAATCAGTAGACTGGGGTTCAGGAACTATGGACCCTATACAAGCAGCTGCTGCTAGTGTTGCCATGACTGCACTTCAAAAAGGATTGACGGCAGGAGCAGATGTAGCAACTGATTTAGCAAAGGAAGCTGCAAAGAACGGTCCTGATGTTAAAAAGGGACTTGCTTCTGTTATAGCAGGTTCTGCTACTCAAATAGGAAAGCAAGCACTCCAAAGAGGAGAAGGAATGGTATTGAATCCTAATATGGAATTACTATTCAACGGCCCTCAACTAAGAACTTTTGGTTTTACATTTAAACTATCACCTCGTAGTTCAAGAGAAGCACAAGAGGTGGTGAAGATTATTAAATTCTTTAAGCAAGGGATGTCACCTATAAGAAGTGAATCAAATTTCTTCCTTAAGGCTCCTCATACATTCACGTTAAAATATATGATGGGTAAAGGTAGGGGAGAGCAAAAATACTTAAATAAATTTAAAGAGTGTGCGCTACAAAATTGTACAGTTCAATATACCCCTGATGGTAACTACAATACCTTTACTGATGGTATAATGACTTCTTATTCTTTACAACTTACATTTAATGAACTTACACCAGTCTTTAATGATGATTATGGTAATGGTTCATTCGATGCAGCAATAGGGTTCTAACATGTCAAATTACTTTAGAAAACTTCCAGACTTTGAATATGTTAGTCGTCTTCCAGACTCTAAGATATCAGATTATATTACTGTAAAAAATATTTTTAAAAAGAATGAACTAAGACCAGACATTTTTGATGATGCCACAGTCTTTACGGAATATCAAATCAAAGGAGATGATAGACCAGATAATATTGCATTTGAAGTATATGGAGATTCAACTTTAGATTGGTTGGTTCTTCTGTGCAATAATATTCTCAATATCCAAACTGAATGGCCTCTTCTACAAAATGATTTTGATAGATTTCTTTTAGATAAGTATGCAATTTTTGATACCACACAATACACATCAGCATATAACTATTTGTATAGTGGAATCCATCACTATGAAACTAAAAAAATAACAGATAGTCATGGAGTAGTAATTGTTCCCGAAGGTCTTCAAGTAGCATCTGATTATTCAATCACCTATTGGGACGAAACAGTTCGTGGATATGTAGTACAAACTGATGTACCAAATCCAATCACCAATTATGAATATGAAATGGATATAGAAAATAGAAAAAGAAATATTCGTATGTTAAAAGGTATATACTTAGGTATAGTTCGAGATGATATGAAAGAACTCATGTCATATAAAAAAGGTTCTAGCCAATATGTGACTAGAACCTTAAAAAGAGGAGAAAATATTAAACTATATCAGTAATTATTCCTCAGCAAGTTTCTGGAAATAACTTAGTGCATCATCCTCATCGGCACTAGCAGATGCTACTGGAGCAGCTGCAACTGGTGGTCTAGACTTAAAGTCTGGTGTAAATGTACCACGACCTTCACTTTCATTCTCAAGTTCTTCATCTACGCGACGTTGAGCAGGTCTCTGTCCGAGAACATACTTGAGACGCTTCTCTAGGTCATCATAAGACTTGAACTGGTCAGTAGCAGTAAGGGCAGTAAGAGAATACTCTTTGGTCCATAGTGCTTCTAGTGCATCCTCATCTTCAAGGAGTGGTGATACTTCAGCGAACTCTGACTTATCATAGTTCCAGTATCCATCCTTCTTAACGATCTTCAACTTGAAGTTTGCACCCTGCCAGAAATCAAATGGATTGATTGGACTTTCATCCTCAAATTCTGGTTGCATTGCTTCCATAATCTTATCAAAGATCTTCTTACCAAACTTGTAGAGAAATACTCCACCCTCATTTTGAGGATTGGTAGGATCTTTTACAACATAGACGTTTGCATAGTAAGAAAGCTTACGCTTCTGCTTACGAACAACATCCTTGTCGGATTCATTACCACTGTTCCATAGTTCACGGTTGTAATCTGAAACAGGATCTTTACCACCAGTTGTGGTTAAAGAATTTTCTATATACCATCCACCAGGACCTTGGAATGCATGTGAATACATCTTTGCCCAGGGAATATCTTCCCCTTCTGGTGCTGGTAAAAAGCGTAGAACTGCAAAACCATTACCGGTTTTGTCTACTTCTGGTTTCCAGAGACGGTCATCACCACCTCCACCAGTATTGTTCATCTTCTCTACTTCTTTGACTAACTTCTGGGTCAGTGAACCAAGAGAAGATTTCTTTTTTAAGTCTGCAAAAGACATTAAATTACCTCGGATTTGTTAGATTTGGCTTGTTTGTACCTTGTTATTCTACAACTGAAATTGATCTCTGTCAACCTGTTTTCTCATCATCTCCGCCATTTGCATCATATTATTAAAGACTATATTCATATCAACATCAGTAGGAAGACCCATATCTTTAGCAGAGCTATTGATATGTTCTTTCAATTTCTTTGCTTCAGGATCATCGGATAAACTCAAACGAGTATAGACAATCTTCTGCTTGTCAATAAGAGTTTCTAAAATATCAATATGATATAGTTTGTCTTCCTTAGACATAGATGGAAACTTAAAGAAGTTACTATAAACTTCTTCTTGCAATTCCTGTATCTCTGCTAATTCAGCACGAACAACTTCAGATTGAAAAAACTCACTCATAGTACAGTTTCCTGTAAGATTTTTTTATAATTCGGTACATTAATATTTAGGAACGGTGAGTACTTTTTCATCTTAAGACTTACGGTTTCCCATACCGGATCATTCAATTTTTTATCCCAGTCTTTCCTGAACTCTAATATTCTATCACATATTACAAGAGTTTCAAGGGAAGTTTTCCCACCCAAATAACTTCTTAGAAGAAGAGGATGCCCCTTAGAACAATCAAAGACTTCATCCAACTTCTTCCCATCAAAAAGAACATCAATCTCTTCCTTAAAAATATAGGAAAGTGACTGAATCCTCTTCTGCCATTCAGTATATCTTCCTTCACCCTCCTTTATCATCTCACCAATCCACATCGTATCAGGATCAGTAGAGTATATAAAATTAGATACAAAGAACTCTTCTATTTCTTTATCATCCTTCTGTCTAGCAAATTTCTCAAACCAAAACCTATCCTTTCTCTTATAGAAGGCAGCATTAGTTGCTCTAACCTTACCACGATACTTATGGTAGTCATATTTTTCCTTGGTAAAGTGATTCTTTAAAGCAAGATAACAACGATATGCATCACTAGCCATCATTCACTTTCATTCTCTACTATATTAAATGCTATTGTAATCCTTTCTTTATTAACAGTCTGTTCTTCTACATGATGTAAGACTGAACTAGGAAACATCAGCATGGTTCCATCTAATCCTTCATAGGCACAATTATGCTGATCAAATATAGTAGGATGATTATGATTCCTATAGTACATCACACCTGAAAGCAACCCTGCATGGTTATGTTGCGGATTATCATCTCCTTTATAAGCAAAGTTAGTCCAGATATCATACCCATCAAAATGACCATCCCATTTTCTTAATTTAAATTCTCTATTACCCTTTCCTGCACCCCAATACTTTGCGGTCAATCTTAATACCCATGCTAACCAAAAAGATTGATCAATTAAATGAGGAGAAATAGAACATTGATATGAATTATGTTGCTTCCCATCCATAGCAAGATACCCTACATTCTCATGGGCTTTCAGTGCTGCTAATGGACTACTCTGAAACTTCTTACTTTCCGTTACC